AGTTGTTGAGAATGATTTATTAAGTCTCTCAACTCAGGCATTGTACGTCTAATTAATAATGCTCTGTGTTTTTGTTTATCACAATAACGAAGTGGGTCAACTAACATAGCGTATGATTTACCACCACCTCTTGCTCCACCATAAAAAACTTCTCTTTCTGATGCTGCTAAAAATTCTGTCTGAGGACCATCATTAGGCTCAAAGATAACTTCTTTTTCTTTAATAGCATTTCTAATACTAGGTGTGGTCTCTTCTATCTTATCTTCTTCTATAAGATTCTTTTCACCTGTAAAAACTTTGTCTATTTCTTTGAGACTATTTTTAGTAGCCCAGTAATTCTTTTGTGCTTTTACTAATTCTTTTTTCTTATCTGCTAATTTTTCTTGTGCAGATTTTTTAGCTTTCTTTTCTTTAATAGTTAAAGTTTTATTTAAGTCAGCTACTCTCTTTCTTCCAGTATTTTTAGGTTTAGGTTCGTCTACCACCCTTTATTAATTTTCCTTTTTAATACTTCTCTTAGTCCCATCCCTGTAATATTTCTACCTGAATGATGTGATAGCCATTCTGCAGTTTCTCTATAACTACAATGATTCTCAATAAACTTTTTAGCTTTATTTAGTAATTCCATTTCTTCGGGAACTTCTACTAATAGTTTATCGTTTTCTTCTGATACCTCGTAACCAAAAGGAATAAGTCTAGATACTCTTCTTCTAGTTATTCTTAGGGGGGAGGATGAAGATTCCGTGGGCGACTTTTGCATTAACATCTATCTTTTCCTTTTTAACTAATCCTATTCTATCTAAAACTTGTTTTGCAGCTTCTAATCTTACATTAGCACCAGGGGTTGTACTCTCTTCTATTCCCATAGTATTAATAACTTGCATACTAGCTTTGGGAGCAAACGCTGCTAATACTTGTTCTGCTCTATCTATTATCTCTTCCTTTAATGCTTTTAGAGGAATGGTATAATGAGAATATCCTGCAATCTCTCCTGCCATCTTTGGGTCTCCGTTTGCTTCACCAAACAAAGCATCTAAAAAATCTTTTTGCTTATCTGTTAAATCTACAGATTTGTTATCACTAGGAACTAACATTACGCACCTTTTGTAAGTGTCTTTCTGTTTTTTCTTTTAGCCAATCAGGAGACTTTCTAATACCTACTTGTTCTTCTATCTGTCTTTCTCTCATCTTGTTACGAGCAGAACTTATCATTTGGTCTCTACCTTTATGCTCTACTCTTTCAATGAATCCTAATCTAGGTGCAGATATAAGTTGTTCTATGTGTTTATTTTTTAGTAAATCTTCTCTTTCTGATAGAGATAACATTTCATCCCATATCTTTCCCGTCTTTTTATTTTTAAAAGAATATAAAGGCATTATCTTCCTTGACCCCTATACTTTTTAAAAGAACGTCTTTTGTGTTTATTCATTGTGCTAGTTCCAATCTTACCATGACCAATAGTGGTTCTCTTTGGTATTGATACAATATTAGTAACTACAGTTTGTTTTCTTCTCATTTAAGTTTAAAATATTTTCTTTGATAACTATTTAATTCATGTATGCTTGAAATGTCTGTATCGTATTCGCATAATTTTTTATACAAACTTTTATTGCCTAACCAACTTCTCCCATTCCAAAATTCAAATCCATCAAACCTAGATTTGTATACACTTGATTTTTCGTAACCATAAGACAAATAATACTTCTTACATTTATTTTTTATAGACCAGTCTATTTCGTGCAAAGTTGCATAAGTTCCCATTCCTAATTTTGGATTTTGATAATCCCACGCAAACTGGCCTGTTAGAACATGTTTGCTATTAAAAACTTTTAACTCTGTAAATGCAACTGGTTTATCTTTATAGTAGTAGATAAAGTATTTCCAGTCTATATAATCTTCTTTATCGAATACTTCGCTTTCTTCTTCAAAATCTTTTTCATAAAACTTTTTATATTGTATATATTTTTTATAAATATTAGATACTATTATAAATAAATCGTTATCTAACTTATCATAAATTTTTACTCTTATATCTTTTTTTCTTAAAGTCTTTTTTTGTTTTTTACTAAACGTAAATTTACTTAGTAGTAATCTTGTGTTCCTAGCATTAATCCAAGTAAGTTCATTTAATCTTGTATAATACCAAGATAAAGGAATCCACCCTTGTTCAAATGCTTGGCAATATTCTTTTTCTTCAAAGGTAGCTAATGCTAAAGAATATATTAAATCGTGGTTGGTTAGTTTACCCGTGATATGGTCAAAAAATATTTTCAAAGATGACCTTTACCACTGTCGTAACTAGACCCTCCTTCTTTTAGAAACTCTGTCATGTATGAATCATCAGAAGTTTCTGTGTCCCTAGTATTTTCCACAGTATAAAATGTTTGGTCTATTTTATATCCTGGATTATTTTTTAGTCTGTTTGAAATATAAGCATCATCCATCCATACTATTCTGTTGTTGGGGTAAATAAAGAAATTACCATCATCCATCTTGAACACGTGTCCACACTTATGTTCAGGGTCTTCAGAAAAGTTTGTATCTGTCATCCCTGCTTTATTTTCCCAAGCCCAGTCTAGAGTAAACATGTATGTGCCTCTTCTCCAAACACCTTTGTAGTCTACTAAGTCTGCTCGACAATTTGCTAGTCTATTTCGTCTGTTAACATCCACGTAAGGAGAAAAACAATCCCAGTACATATGTATGTTTAAATTATGTATGGGTGCATTTTTCTTCCAACAAAAAGCATGGATAGGTCTTCTAGTCCAGTTCACACCATTTTCTAATAAACATTCAAACAAAGGAACTCTTCGTTCTAGACTAGCTACGCTGTGTACGTCACAAACGCTAAACTCTCCATGACCTTTCTCATGGTCGTACATATACTCATCTCTAATATAACAATTAAAGGTGGGTAAATTATGATTTAGAAATGCCACTTACTTCTTCTTTTTTGTAGTTTTCTTTTTAGTTGGCTTTTCTTTTACTTCCATCTTTTTTAATTTGCCATCATTAATCATGGCATAAAAGATATTTTTACCTTTCTTTGGTCCATATCTTTTTGTAAATTCTTCTAAGGTTCTTTTACCTTGACTTGTTAGGGGCATTGTGTTTCCTTTTTAAAGCTAGTTTACCTTTTTTAAATATACTTACAACTTCTGTTTTACCCATGACTTTTGCTCTTTGTTCTCCTACAGTTAGTATTTGAACTTTTCTTGCATAAGGCTTTTTAATTTTTTTAACTTTTGCTACAGTTGCTCTAGCATCTGCAGGTGTTGCAAACTTTATTGGTACAGTGTCTTTAGGATTCTCATCCGTATATAATCTTCTACCAGAACCTTTGGGCTTTTTACCCGTTCCTTTTTTTGGGTCCGCCATTTTTAAGTGCTGCCTTTAAAAGTTTTCTTTGTGCAGTGTGGGCCTTTACAGCCTTACCTAGTCCTGAAGCTACCTTTCTAATTTTTGCTTTTGCTTTTGGTTTCATTTTATTCTCCTAAAATTTAAAATTTAATCCTACTTTAACTTCATCTTTATCCGCAGACAATTCTGTTTTTAAATCTTTTGTAAATGACTTTGATAAATTTAAACTAGCATTACCATCTTTATTAACTGTGAAAGAACTATTATAAGTTTTACCACCAATTTTTAAACCTATCTTATTTGTGCCCACTAGCACATTATCACTAAAAGGTATTTTATTTATTTTAGATTCTATTTTTTCTTTTATAGAACTTACGATAGGAGTATTTAATATTACACTACCTACTGCTGCAGTTGCTGCTTTTTTAGAAGACTTAATCGCTTGTTTTTTTTGATTATCTGCTTCTGCTACTTTTTTTAATTCTTCAATGATTCTAACATTGTTAGAGTATTTATTTTCTTTAGTCATCTCTATTGTTTTCTATAATCTCTACAGCCTCTGTCCCTTTGACTGCTTTGTATACATTACCCTTTGGACTTACGGCCTTTAACATGTTTCTGAGACTTAGGAGGACTTTTTGTACTCCCCCCTGGACCAGACCAAAGAACTTTATTAGCCCAGTAAGCGGCACTGGTAGGACCTTTTGCAATATTTTTTGCATGACGTGCCTTAAAAGATTTCCTAGCTTCTGCGGAATAGTTGTGGCCCATAGAAGCATCACCGAAGCGAATAAGTCGGGGCTTCCCACCCTCGAGTATAGCGACCTTACCTTTCTTACCGCCTTCAGTGGTTCTAACTGCTTTATTGAATCTAGAAAGACCATGCTTTTTAAGAAACTTTTTTCTTTTTTCTCTTTCGCTTAGTGCCATCTTTTTTAGGTTTCATCTTACCTACTGCTATCATAATCACAGTTTTATCTTTAGGTTTTCTTTTTTTACTTCCGTATGCCATTATGCCTTTTTCATATTCTTTTGAATCGCCATACCTCTTGCTCTTTCATAAGAAGATAGCTTACCGTCTTTATCTAGGTCAGCTTTTGCTGTATCTAGTTTAAAGTTGGCAGTCCGATTGTTACGATTATCGGACTTACCATTAAATTTCATACTTTTTGGATTCATTATACTAACCAATATACTGCAGCTATAACTGCAATAACTATAACTAGCTTAACATTTCTGTTAAGTTTGTCCCATTGCTCCCATAGTTTGTTCATTGTTGTTTTCCCCCCTATTTATTCCGTACAGTTTGTGCTGCACGTCTAAATTGTGCTGATGTAGGTGCTCCTTTAGCCCCTTTCTTTCGCATTTTCTCTCCACGCTTCCTCTTAGCATGGATATTTGCATATAATCCTTTTCTCATTTCTTCTTTTTAGCAGTTTTTTTCTTTTTTCCGCCAATTAAATCCTTATCAGCCTTCCTTGCACCGCCTTTTCCAGTAGCAAAAGAACGTACACGCCCTGCAGCCCACTGATGTTGTGATACTTTAGGTCTAGAACCTGCAGAAAAGTATGCTGCCAGTCCACGGGAGTAGACTTTACTCAATGT